CAGTGTTACTGACCCAGTCCTGTAAAGCGCAATTAAACAATACCCTAGTATCATTAAGCAAAGCGTAGTAATCATTTTTCTTTAGGTTCTCATAAATTTTGACCTGGCCAGCTGACTCCAGCATTCTGGCACGAGTCACATAGTCAGGATTATTGCTGCGTAAAGGACCGCCTTGCATGATGGCAAATTCAATGTCCTTGTGTTGTCCCTGTGCATGATACATGTCAATCAGATCCATAAAGAAGCCTGGCTGTTTCTCCTGATCAAAACGAGCTGCAAAAGCTACACGCCGCTTGCGTTGTTCAAATGGAAGGATATTTGCCGCACCACCAATGCGTTCTAGAACTTCCTCTTTGCCAAATGCTAGTCCTGAAATATTGTAGATAGGCGCCGACCAACCGGCAATGCGCATGTGAGCCACCATCTCTTCATTAGAAGCTAATACACCAGTGGCAAATTCATTAACCATTTTTTCATAGATCGCCATCCACTTAGCCATACCCCATACATGAACAAAATCGTCTGGATCAATGGCCTGAGCAAGACAACGAACAAAAATACGGGGACGCTGAGCAGGATCAACTTGATCCAGGATATAAGGCAAGCTCTCAATACCGGGTTGAAACATGTCTTCAAAGTAGATAACGTCTTCACTGGTAACCTCTCCATTACGCATCATTTGAACCAGGTTCATCATCTGGCTCATACCAAAGTAACTGCGACCGTGTGCGTCTAGCACTTGACCTACACTAATACTCTGTGTGTTGTCAATGGTCGTGCCAGGCACAATCACGTAGTCAATGCCTCTGCGGTCAAATACCCTAGTATTCCATTCGGTTAGTTGCAAGGTATAGCGAGCTTCGTAACTCTCTAGACCCATATAGAATAACTTACGCACGATGACGGTATCCTGCAAATCTGCGGCTGTCCTCTTCCCACATGTTCTTGGCATTTTTGCCTTGGCTGAACTTGTTATACTGTTGCCAGGCATAGGCCTTGAAGTTGTAAAGATCTTCTTCGCGGAATCTGTAGCCGTAATCTCTACAGAATTCCAAGTAGTTGGCTAAATCTTCGTGTGCTTGAACAGCTCTAGGACTAAGACGATGTTGGGGTTTACCCATGATGTTTCCTTTAAATTACAATTGATGATGTTGGACGAGTAAGGTTATAACTAATGGAGCATCCGTTCTCGCCGTCTTCGGACACTTCAATCACTATGTTTCGGCCAGGATAGCGTGCTGCTATCTGTATATATAGGTCGTCTGCGATCATCTCACAACTTTTCCAGTCCAGTTTTAAAACGGAACTCGAACCTGAATACAGCGATTCACACCAGCGTTTGAACTGGATGAATTCGATGTCCCGGTCATTGTGGAACACATCGATTGACACCCGGAAATGAAATATATGGCGATGAGGACTAGCAAGGAACGATACATCATATTCTCCTGCTGTATTTAATGCAGGATCTGTGGCAGCCGCTGGATAGCAGTGGATGCCTTCTTTGCGGAATGTGACCCAGATCTGACGAACTGCGGCCTGCATTACACGATCTGCTGTTTCTCTTTCTGATTGTATCATTTTTGTAATAACTCCATGGTTACGATTTTGCCAATTGATTCCGACAAGTTTTCTTCAGGTGTTACAATGTGTAGTTTGATGCGATGATCGTCTTTCTTGGAATCATAGTAGCGAGTTTCGATCACAGTACCACCGTTGACCTGTTGCACTTTGAATGTGATGGGGTCTGGAAGATCAATACCATTGTCACTGCAATCTTCTATTTCGTCAAAGTCACGAACCGCACGCATACCACGCCTGCTACCTACAACTTTTATTTCAGCATGTCCACCAACCAAAAGATTGAGTAGACGTTGTCTAAGCCAGTTCTTCATTTGATTATTTCATCTTTCGTATATTTAGACCAGTCCGTAAACACTTCTCGATTTTGTAGGTCGTGTAGGCTGTGACACCATACGCCCGGGTTGGTTGCTGCAAAATCTCGGTCATCGATCTTGAGTGTAGCATGATAGCCAAACTGTTTAATATAAGGCAGTTTAACACTGATCATGGGTATAAAGTTGTTGAACTCAACCAGACCGCTTTCCAATAGGCCTTCGGCCTGTGCATGATCCAAGTCTAAGGTGCATAACCAACCAGCTTCCAGGCAGTCTTGAATCATGACTTCCCAATCGCGCCACCCGTCGGCATCATTGGTTGCCAGGGCAGGAAAACTCTGATTGGCACCAAAGTAAATGTGCTCACAGTCATTGTTCATGGCTTCCTGCAAGACAATCTGACTGTCCTGTAGGCCTACCACAAACAGGGTTGGTTTACCAAATGCAATAGTATGTTCTACTTCGGTTCCGGTAAAGAACGATACTTCTTCATGTCCTGCTCTAATCATTTTGTTCGGTATTATAATGGGTTGAAGGATTATGGTCTTGTTTAAGTTTAACAATTTGTGTCTTTAATTGCAACCGTTGTTTCTTCAAATCAGTCAGTTCAACATCATCAAATACTCCGGTTTTTTCCAAACCGTCAATGCGTTTGTCCAACACATGATGTGCTTCTTCTAAATGTTTAATGCGACGTTCCCAAGTCATGCGGCCTCCTGTTGGTAAAGTTCTTTAAATATGTTTTGGTGGTCTTGATCCACCATGTGATCAAAATCTGCCAAATCTGGAAATTTGGTATTGCTGGCTGTTGATTCAATCTGCGCCAATCTGGGCAAGATTTGCGACTGTATTGTAATATCTACAGTTTCAACATATTTTACTAAATTTGATTTGAGTTGGTCAAGTGTTGTTCGACCTACATGAGCCCAGGCGTAGCGGCCGCCTTCGTAGTCGTTAATATAAATTTCTTTGGCAGGAATATATTTCAGGGCAAAGTCAATGGCATCGGCAATACCTCCAATGCTCAAAGGAAACAGAATCATGCTGGCCTGTAGGCGTGGTACCTGTTGAGCCACCGTGACAAAGTTTTGACTAAACTTTGCCCAATCACTGCCTTGTCGTATGTAGTTGTAACGATCGCCTACACTTTCAAAACTGGCTATCACGGTAGCATTGGCAAATTTAAACACTCGTTCAAACACCGGGGTGTCGATATCATAAAGATTACTGTTGATGATCACTTGGCAATCGGGATTCAGCGCCAGCAAGCGATCCAACAATCTGACATTGCTTTTGATCAATCCAGGTTCACCGCCGGCCAAGGTAATCATGTCTAGTCCAGCCAATGCTTCATCTGAAAAGTCCAGAGTTTTGATCATGGGTTCAGCATGCCCTAGTAATCCAGCCCAGCGACTGCTGAATCTAGGACCACAATACACGCAGGCCAAATTACAGGTAGGGTCATTTTGTAGGTGTATAGTTTTGAGTTGAGGTTTTTTGATCGATTCAAACTCTGGATACATGTCATTGTAGGCCTCACGATAACTGTAAGTTCCGTTGTCCTGTTCTCGCCAGCATCGATCACAGTTTGGGTGCGCTCGACCTGCATCCAGAGCCTGTTGTATTTCAGTTGCCTTGGCACCAATCAACGCACGGTCTACTAGACCTTGATCAAAATCCAAGGCCTGGGTGCTGTTACAACACAAGGTCACACGATCTGTGCTGTCTAAGATTAGATTATGACGGGCTGCTAGACAATTAGTCTGCATTTTCTAATGCATCTAGTTTTTGTTGATCAAATTCAACTTCGTCCTCGCTAGAACCTTGTGCAGATTCTGCCACTTCAAACAGGGCGTTGAATTGGCTGTGTGCGTTCTTGGCCTTTTTGCCTTTGAATCCACGTGTGCCCACAATGTCCATCCAGTAACGATCATAGTGTTCAATGATAGCTTCGGCTTCCTCACGATCTGGTGTGGCAAAGATAGCATCTACAATGTCTTTGAAGCGGGCATGATCGCCATTTTGATGCCACATCATGGCTGGCCATGAGCCGTTGTCGTAAGCACGATTGGCACGTTGAACTGCTTCAATATGCATCCAAACATTGTGGCCCATTAACAATGCGTAACTAAAACTGTCCCAACTAGTCTTGCCTTCTTTGCCAATCTTGTTTAGGTCACCCGGCTTGTAGATACAAATGTCTTTCATGGTCAGGTGTTGACTGATTGGACTTTCGTCAAAGTGATCAACAAAGCCTTCAGCTACCACAGTAGGACCATATGGTCTAGTGTCGGTGGCATATTTCTTATCGTCCACAATAGGACTCATTCGATAGCACCACTTTTCGTTGTGTGGGAGGTCGATGTGGTGGTAGACTTGTCCGTTCGCTGTAGCCAAGAAGGGCGATGCACAGTCAAAGCTAATAGTAAATGCTGGATTAACATACTTACGCACAGCACGTTGTATGTCTGTAAGCAAGACTGCCCACTCCAGTTTACTTGTGCCCAAGAAGTGCATCCAATCATGCACACCCTCTTGTAACAAGTTATCGTGACGTAAGGCCACTAAGCGTCGTAACACCAAGTGAACATCACACATGTTCTGTCCACCCATTGACCACCCGTCAAAGTGTGTGTCTGGGAATACAGTAGGATCGCAGTAGTGTTTCATTGTTTCATACCAACGATCTGCGTCAGCATGATTAGCACCTTGTAGAACATTTAAAAACTTGGCGCCACCGTTCTTAACACCCTTACGATGTTTCATGAAGTAGTCGTTGTTGAACTTAGTAGCATCGACTGCTTCTTCTAAGGTGGTAATTTGACATGCCGCACTGGCTTTTTTATCATGAATGACCCAGGTTGGAATATCAAGAATCATACCATAATCGGCAATTTCATCTAACCATTTCAGCACCATCTCACGCTTCTTTTGCGCTTTAGGACAACCTGAGTTGGCCTTCCAGTCACCTTCCCATAAGCCTTTGGCAATCTGGAATCCACCTGAGTCTCCTAACATGAGTGTGCCGGGTTCGCGATTACGAACCATGTCTTCGGACCAGTCCTGCTTTGTGAGATCCAGATTAGCATGCCCACCTGAATACAGGCTCCATCGATATGGAAACAGGCCCTTTTGACTATTGAGCCAGTTCATCTGTTCCATATCCTGTATGCCTGCAGGCATACGAGCAGGATCTACATAAGGTCCATTTACAGGGTCACGTTGCTTGCCTACAAAGGTAGCATAGAAGCCACTGATTGCAGGTAAAAATACAGCATAGTCGTTCTGTTTGGCGGTTAAGTTGTCTTGGGTCACTTGCTTTGTGCTGGAATAATGTAGGTATAAGTTGCCAAACCAGAATCAACAGTGATCTGTGCCGCACCATCATCACTGATACGCATGACTTTGTCGCCAGTTAGATCCAAGATTGAAATCACAGTTTTGATTGGCCAGGCCCATGTGCGTTTGAGAGCACCTTGAACCGCAGGTTGAAACACAAAGCTACCTGAGTGGGTTGAATGGTCACCAAAGGAAAATTTCAAATCACCGTTCTCAGTCTTGGCTTGGAAGTTGACTTCTTCACTGTTGGCCTGGGCTTGCATTTTGAGTCGCTGAATAGCGGCCACAGTGGGTTCAAATTCCACATGCCATGCAACACCTTTGAATTTTACACTCTTGGCTTTTTCTGTTACAATTTCTGATGCCATGAAACGATAAGTGTTTTTAAAGTCCTTGGTTGCATTCTGGAACGTGATGCCATCAGGTTCGCCAGTGGCCTTCTTGGTCACCGCCAAGTCAGCACCTTCTTTGTATTCACTCAGATTCAACAGGACGTTGAGCTTGCTTAAATTTGGCATGCCAAACAGGCCAATGAATTCTGGAACTGGATTGGCATACTTGCCTTCTACAATCACGCTGCGATCTTCAGCAATGCCAAAGATGTCGGTAGTTTTGTCGTCACCGGTAATCTTGACCAGGTCAATGACGCCCAATTTATGTGTGTGTTCTACTAAGTCTAGTAAGTGATCTTTCATGTAATTCTCCTTGTTTGTATATTGTATAGTGATTATTTAGAATTTGCAATGGGTTTAGGTAATATTTTTGCCAGGCTTTGTCCGCCACGCAGAGTGGTCAATTCTCCAGGTTTACGGAATTCAACCCAGACACTGGGTGTGGCTGCTGGTGTAGAGTAAATTTCTTCGAAACCTAGATATTGAGCCCAGCCGCGAACCAGGCGTCCCGGAGTATAACCGGTAATACCTTGTTCAACACTTTGCAAGGCTCTGTATTGATCACAATCGTTGAAGGTCATGGCCAAGACGCCACCTGGCAAGAGCTTTTCATAAATTTCTGACATGTATCTTTTTACAAATTCAAATGGTCTATAATCTAAATAGTTGTAGGCCAGCACAAATCCAAATTGACCATTGGGCAACTGATCCAGAATAGGATTTTCAAAAGTTTCTTCAATGGCATACACACGCAGTCTATTTCGGTATGCTTCGCCAAACTGCTCCAGGACTGGATCCAACAGGTAGTAACTCTCATCTACCAGATATAACGGATCAGCACCGGTCATGTGTTGTATAAAGGGCTCTTGCCAAGGATGTATGATCATGGCCGGATGTTGCCATCCACTATACGAGCCTACTCGCACAGACAACTGGGTAGCAACTTCCTCGGGCAATTGAGGAGATTTGTGTTGATGAAGGCCTAGATATTCAGGCTTTTGTGAGTATCTGGTGTTGATGTGATTTTCGTATTTGGCATAGGTTCGAACAAACCACTCTTGTCCTTGATCTTCAATCTGACGTTGTATCTCGGCTCGCATGTCCGATAATTCTTGATCAATTGAGTTGACTACTGTTTGTAAAGTCTGGGTTTTTTCTTGTATACGGTCACGAAATCCAGGGTCAATACCAGCTCCTGGAATATCCGACTGTGACATGATGGTGTTGACCCGATTCAACAGATTGCCTTGGATATCATCCAGTGTGATATGCTCCAAGTTGTTGCTGAGACGGACCAGTTCTATCAGATTCATGTTACCACTCAAACAAGGTTTGGAAAGTGTTTTCGGTATTGGTAGCCGATGCCAGGTCCCAGTCCAACACACTTAGCAGGTTATCTAACTTCTGGTCCACTACAGTAGCTTCCATTTCACCATCATCAAATGGTAGGTCTTTGAACCACTGTGGCAAGTGCAATTCGTCTGTGGGGTAACCAATTGACGTCCACCCTAATGGATTACTCTTCAGTTTACACACAATGGTCTTCATACCGTCTACAATCTGCATGCTATACTTGTCGCCGTTCATACGACGTAGGTTGTTCCAGTTTAAGGCCGCACGCACATGGCCGGGCATGTTGGCCTTGCCCAAGCGTTCTTCTTCCTTGGCATACTTGGTCAGGTTGTTGACACGTTTGGGTGATCCTTTTTCCCAACCCGGACGCTCTTTGAACTTGTATTTGAACTCACGGATCTTTTCAATAATCTGTTCTCTAGTGGCGCCGATCAAGACATCGTTTAGAATCTCACTCAAGAACTCCTGGATCACCTTGGGTGTATCTGACCGTTTGAGATCCAAGCCCATGGCTTTGACCTTGCCTGGGCTTCCATGCGTGTCTACCCGCTTGTTCTCTTTGTCGTAATACATGACAGCATAACGCTTTTTAGTAATGAATAAGCCCTTGCTTGCTACAATCTCACGACCGCCTTTGATTACTGCGCCCATCTCTCTGGGCACATGGAACGCCTGTTCCATAAAGCCTGGAAAACTTTCATTGACTTGATCAGCAATACTGTTATACAGTTGCACAGCAGTTTCACGGCTCCAGGTCATGTTGCCGGCTTCAATGTCATCTTTTAACACAGGATACGCTGTAAAGTAACAGGAGTCTGTATCACCATAAATGATTGCATCGCCTACGTGATCATACTTGCCGGTGATGCATTCGTTTACATAAGCATCCATGTGCCGGGCAATCGCACGACCAGTAAGAGTTGTGGATTGGCCAATACGCTTGTCAAAGAAACGGCAACCAGGATTAAGAATAGCACCATAGAGACTGTTGAGGTTAATCTTTTTAACAAGTTGACGCTTGTCCCAATACTCTTCATCATCTGCATTTTTACATTCCTTTAGTTTGGCCTGCATTTCTTTACGTTCTGCATACCAGCGTTTTAGTAGCCCTGGAATAATGGCTTCTTTCTCGTAGGTAAAGATAGTGCCATTGGCAGTAATCATCCAAGGTTGATTACTGTCAAAAATAATCTTCCATACTTCAGCTGCACTGTGAACTGACTCTGCGCCATCCTGCCAGTCTATGGTGATTTCTGTACCGGTCTGCATTTCCATCACCGCGGTGTATTCTAAACTGCCAAACAGGCCTTCCCATGCTGCCGCAAAGCTAGATCCTGATCGGATCTTGTCGGCAATATAGCGATCTGTCATGATAGGACGCAGTTGCCCAATAATAGTTTCCGGTCCCATGTTAAGGGCGCGAATCGCTGACGGGTATAGACTGTTGATGTCTATCGACCCCACGTATTCGTGTATGCCTTTGCGTGGATAAGCCACATAGGCACCGGCCGCTTGAGTGTCTTCGTCACTGTAGCGTTCTTTACGGTTTGGCACAACCATGCCACGCTCGTGTGCTTCATTGATAATGGCCTGTTCTGTTACCGCCACAGCACCCATGGTGGTCTGTAGTAGCACTGTGTTTTCATGTGCCAAGGTGTTGGCCAGGTCCAAGAACTTTAATTTTTTATCCAGCTTGGCCAGGAGCAAGGTATCTTGACGATTATACTCAATAAAGGTCTTGAAGTTTTGATTATACAGCTGATCCAAAGTGCCTTCGAATGCAGTCTTGGATTCTTCCAGTTCGTATTCACCAATGGCATCTAGGCTGTAGCTATGACGTTCTTCGTAGGTGTATTTTCTATACAGTTGCATATAGTCCATATGCACGCGACCAATCAAATCATAGGTTTGGCTTTCAGCACCAAAGCGTTCAAAGGTTCGTTGTTTGGGATATTGATTCCAGAGACAAAAACGTCTTGTGTCGTCTTTACTTAACACACGGGTCACACGATTCACTGTGTAAGGAATATCATAGCCCTCACTGTTCCAACCCGAGATAGCATCGGCATCTTCAATCAAGTCCAGGAATGTTTTTAGCATTTCACCTTCATCAGTAAAGATAACAGTGTTCTCAAATTCACTAGCTATTTCCTGTGCGGTTTCGGCACTCATGTGCTTGGGCGGAACCACCAGGGTGACTAACTGTTCTAACCATTGCAGGTAAACACTTATGGCCGTAATAGGATTGAATGGATCTTCGGGCTTGCTAAATCCACGTTCCGGATCAAAGTCTACTTCGATGTCAAAAAACGCTACATTGAGCCGAGGTGCGTCTTGGCCTTTGTAGTTGTCTTCCAAGCAACGGAATACCGGATTGATGTCGGACTCAAATAGCTTCTTGCTGGACTGTATGCGCAGTTCCTTGCGAAACTCCTTGTTGTTCCTGGAAGCAAATCTGCTGACTGGGGTGCCAAAAATACTTTGGAATTTACCACGAGGATCCTCGTAGTAGAAAATGTAGTTGGCCGGATACTCGCAATACTTCCGCTCGCCATCTCTGCGCTCAACTACATGTATACGATCGTGTTCACGATCAAAAAGTGCATCAACGTAACTCATTTTTCTCCTGTGACTTGTGGCTCACTGACCTTGATTCATGCTCGTAACGTGAGCGACTCGTTGCTGTTGAAAGCAATATTTATAAAGTCTTGCCTACTGTGGTCAAGATTGTTTCCAACAGTTCATGATCCTGTTGCTCACGACCAAATTCGGCCTTGTGTGCCAGTTTGATGGCCTTCTTGAGAATGTTGGGTTTGATATCCAGTTCTTCGGCAATGGCCTTGATGGTATCATTGAGTCCACCGGTGAGTGTTTCAATCTCCATAGTGACCTGCATACCTTCGTTGATGACCTGGGTCAGTTTGGCCTGCTCGGCTGTGTTAAAAGTTCTATTAGACATGTAAATCTCCTTTGCTTTAGTATTATACAGTATAGCACAATAAAGTCAACTGATCAAATGGTGTATTTGTTCAATCGATTCGGCATTGCGTTGTTCACACTGTTTGAAAAATTCGCCAGAAACAATGTGATTTTGATTGTATTGATTGACGCCTTGAGTCTTTTTTACCAATTCTTCGATACTGAGTTGATTCAGCTCATCAATCAGTGACACAATGCCTTGTGCTCGTGTAAAATTTCCAGGATCCGAATCCCATGCGGTATCAAATCCATAGTCAAATGTCAAACCCAGTTCGGTCAGTGTGCGATAAGTTTCAAACTGTCCTACTGGCACAAATGCTGTTCCGCCCAGCAGACATTTAAGAGTTTTTTCAGTGATAAAAGGACCGGGCCAAATATAGTCTTGCATAAGACTGTAGTGAAAACTTTCATTGGTAAAATTTATAACACAGTCTTGATACAATGGTTGCCAAGGATTGGCGGTAAAGGTCTGGTAGTTGTTGTTACGAGTATCAAAATCATCTATTTTTATAGATTGACCCAAGTACCGATTGCGAAAAGTTTGGGTCAATTGATCCAACACAAGATTGCCGGTATCCTGCCATCCGTGGACATTTTGCTCTTCTAAAAACTGACTGTTTAACACAATCAATGATTCAGCAGACGCTGTTTCTAAAAGTTTGGTGGTTATCCAGATTTTGCTTTGGGTAATACGATTGCAGACTGCACTGAATTTATAACGTGGTTTGTTCTTTTCTTTAACACCAAACCATTGTTGCATCTGCGCCAATTGATGGTGCCAATAATAAAACGGCACAAAATGAACACCAGGTATTTGCAACTGATAGTGGTTGCCTTCGGATAATACAATAATTGTACCGTTGACCTGTTGTTGTTTAAGCCACTCGACGTCTACTGCTTCAAGATGAAAACTGACCACATAGTAATCGTAACCGTTGGGCAGATCATGTTTTTTAAACTGAGAACTACTGGGCCAACGTTCAAATAAAGAAAAATATATATTTTTGTTAGGCAGTTGTTTGATCCACTCGTAACCTAAATGAAGAGGAATTGAACCTTGTGTTCCTTCGACTGATAGTGGAACTAACATTTTTTTATTCATAAATGCTCACTTTGACTTGAATAGGTAGCGAATCTATTTATAGTCCGGCAGCAGCCGCCGACACATAACCCTAGCGGTCCTAAGGTGTGTTACTTGACGCCAATGGTCATAAAGCGTCGATATTTGGTTTCGGGATCTTGTAACTGTATGTCACCACGATATAATACTTGACTCAGGGGATACCTGCGTTCTATGTCTTGTGCCGAATGGTACTTGACCCCGGGGTCGTTATCTCGTGCCTGCATGGCTATTAGAGTGCCGGCAGGTATATGTTTGAACCATTCGGATTCTGGCATTTCAGTCAGGCTAGTATTGATAACCACACCCAAATCACCTAGCTGTTGATAGTTTAGTTTGTTGGCATCTTTCAGCATGAACTCCACGTTGTCAACTCCAGCAAGATCTAAGATCTTTTCACTGGTCTGCAACATTTCAAGATTGATCTCCACATTAATAATGGTGTCAGCTTCGATCGTAGGTTGCAATCGCATGAACAAAGCCAAATTACCATACCAGGATCCTAGCACATACATGGTAGAGTAATGCCGTTGAATTTTTTCTAGTTCTTGTAAAAGCCAGACCTTGCTAGCAATAAGATCTCTAGTGAAACTGCCAGCCAGGCTGTAGCCACTTGACTCGGTGATCTCAGACTGGTGCGTAAGGATTTCTTGGACTATCATAACCGTCGTCTTCGGGCCATACTGGGTAATCGTTCATTTGCCATCCACCTGTAGTTGACTGCCCTTGTTGAAGCTGGGACTCCATGGACTGTTTGCTACCCGGCCACCCTTGCGTTCACTCCAGGCATAGCCAGCTCTATGTCCTGAGCAATCTTTGGTACAAGGGCTTCCTAAGAAGCTGAGTTCATCCAGTTGTTTGTTGAGCCAAGTATCAGCAAAGGCCTTGCACAACTGTTGAATTTGTTGATTGTGAGTGATTTCTAAATGATAAGTTTTATCACCAGCGGTAGTCTGTTGACTGGGATCTCTATAGCCAGCGTAAACTTTGTGTACCGGTGTTGAGCTGATTAGATCTTTACAACTGTCGCCGTAGCGTTCGGGCATGGGTTCGGTGCAAGGACTACATGTGGTCAAGATAATACTGCCTTCGGGTATCTCACCAAAGCGTTCATGATATGCATCTATGGCCGCACGCTCACCATGCACATCACCGGCATCGGTTTGATAGTTCAAGGCAGCCACACAGTTGTTGTCAGGATCCAGCACAGCGGCAGCCACCATACCATATTCGGCAGGATTTTTTTTCTGCCCATCAATGACCAGCTCACACAATTTGACCAGTATACTGTCTAATTTTTCGTAATTACGAATTTGAAAATCACTGGCTCTCATTTTTTACGACCAGCACAATGCGCTTTTTGGCTAAATCCTTTTGGATGCGAGCAATCAATACTGCGTTTGTATTTGGCTGACCATTTTTCGTCTAGCTGTGCTTGATCTTCAGGAACACCAAGAATGTCCTTGACCTGGTGCACCCAACCTGATACATCACTAGAGCCAATTTCGTCCAGGTCGCCTACATTGTAAGCAACTTCTTCTACGGCCTGCATGACTTTTTGTG